GGCTTTCTACCCTCTCCAACTTGGGTTGGGAATCCTTCTGACCGATATCCTTAACATTGGCAACGCTACAGGATTCTACATACAGGTGACTATCGCAAGCATAATCCTACTTCTAGTGGGGCTTCTTCTAAGAGTCGAAGACAATGAGAGAGAGAGCAGACCACTCGGAATGAAGTGGAAAAGATGGTATACATAGCCACCTACAAGACGAAGGATGGAATCAGTCCAGAGATACTAGGAGAGCGATTCTACAACGGAGAACTATGCTCTAATTGTGACGATGGTTGTCTCAAGGCCAAGCGTTGTGATGGGTGTGATGAAGTGCTTTGCGTCAAGTGTTGGGAAGAGCATCAGAACGATGCTCCATGCCATGTGGGAAGATAACATGACAGGTCTATATTGTGTGACCTATCTCATTGGCGAAGCACAGAGGCCAGAGACTCAGATGAAGATAAGCGAGATGTTTCCACCCGATAGTTCGGAAGAGGCAATTGCCTTAGTCAAGACCAAACACCCCACCGACTTGGTGAGGATAACAAGTGTGGCGATGCTAAAGAAATGATGTCCGAGAGGGAACTCAAAGCGGAAGTAATCAGGGAGACAGTAGACGAGTGGGTTAGACTGTCAGACCCTGAGCGAGTGGAGGAGAAGGTTCACAAGTGGGTAGGTAAGGTGGGGAAGCCTACCGTCTTCCTGAAGCCGAAGTCAGCGACTATCGAGAATCTGACGACAGGAGCCATGTTCCTAGTCGTGGACAACAAGGGATGGACGCACACCTTCTACACCTATGTAGACTCGATTTCCAGATGTGAACGAACAGACATCTCACACAAAGTCAAGAAGAGGCCATTGCCTTAGTCAAAGCCAAACACCCCACAGACTTGGGGAAAATAACATCGGTGGCTATGCTCAGATGAAACGCTTTCAGATAGGATACGAGTGCGGTTGTTGGTTTGCATTCGATGTGGCAGACCCCATGCACTGGAAGATACTAGACTTCGTGATATGCACTGACCACGTTAAGAGGAGCCATCTCCAATGAAGACCAGAGAAGCAGTTGAACAACTTGAGAGGGAGAAAAAGATATGAGAGTCTGGATTCGAGAGGGCTACGGCAACCACGACCTCATCGCTCTCGACATTGAGATAGGTAGTGGAAGCGACAGTCGGTTCCTTTCCCAAGTCGGTCTTCTAATCCATGCGTCAGGACATAAGTGTGACCACACACCACCCCATGACCCATCATGAGCGAGACATCCGATTCCAAACATCTGAGAGCATGGTGTCCCAAACACCGGAAGCGGTGTTGCATGATTCACGGAAAACACAAGAGAGGACGCTAAATGCCTAGTGTTAGTGTAGAATACTGGCTCAACGGTAGAAGGGAGCCACCCATAAGCGTAGGGGTCGCTGATGAGTTTGAGGCCATCGCAAGAAGACTAGGGCAAAACGTAGAGAGAACGCCCCTATGTTTGAAGATAGTCATGGGAAGTGGGAGACGCTATTGACCTGCCCTAAGTGCGGCAAAGAAATGATGCTATACCAATGTGGTTATATGCACTGCATCAATCTAGATTGCGACTACGATGGGAGCAATAGACTATGACCTGTCCTAAGTGCGGCTATCCTTACGTCTACGAGAGGCGTGTTGCTTGTGGATTGAAAGAGGACATAGCAGTTATGTGTCCTAATTGTGGGTATCAATCATGATAATCAAAAAGTGTAAGGATTGCGGAGCCATCATAGAAACAAAGGAAGGGGCGATAGGAGAGAGAATCGTGTGGAGTCTATGCGACAGATGTAGAGCCAAACGGAATGGTTTTATAGGGGCAAAGACTTTGAGAGAGGTAGGAATAGCATGAGCAAGGGATACGACAGAGATGATTGTGGGATGATTTGTTGCCCACCGCATTGCAACTGTGGCGATTGTGTGGGGTGTGCTTCTGACTTTTAAGAGGACGGACCATTTCAGTTGCGGCCACTCTTATGTTGTTCAATCCGATTATAGACTTCAACTTGAGAAGTGTCCTGAGTGTCTTAGTGGAGACTATGATGGGTCACTGGTCGAGTCAGATGAGAAAGAAGAACTAGGGGCTAGGATAGTTCAAGAGCCTAACTCTTTCGTTGAAAGGATTGACAGCAGTGGATTCTATGGGGCATCCGTCTTTCTACCAAGTGCGACAGTCGCCACTGGCGTTTGGAATAACATTTGGGGAGCCTCTTCATCTGCAAACATATCACCACAACCTTACATTGAACGGCACTTTCCACCACAGACAGTAAGCAATGGACAGACATTCACAATACCAGACAATGAACTAGAGGATTGGGCAAGAGAGGAACCCAGACGACTAGAACTAAATTGGAACGGCCATCATACCGAAGCCGAGTATAACGCTTGTGAGTCCTGTCAGCATGAACTGAGAGTCGGGATGGCAAGAGACTACAACGAGCAACATGGGATTGAGACTGAGCTTTGACCGCAATGCTTATAAACCCTACAAACGTAGGGGTGTCCATGTCGCAAGAAGATAACGAACTCGAAGAGGATGAGGACATGGATTCGGACTTCGATGGAGAAAGTGAGGACATCGGACAAGATAACAAAACGGATGAGGAATTATAATGCCTAGTGAATACAAGTATCGCTGTTGCATCCGTTGTGGCGTTAAACTAACGCCAAGCACTTGGTTTCCTAGTTTCAAACCTAGATACCTATATGTTTGCAAATCTTGTTCCAGTAAAGAGCGTGTAGTATACTATAGAAAGTGGGCCACTACACACAAATCTATAGCAAAAGAACGAACCAAAAAAACTAGAGATACTCTCAAACTTGAGACATTGCTCAACTATTCGCTAACTTGGCCACCGCAATGTGCCAATCCATTCAGAGAGCATCCAGTTTGTGTGCCATACACAACCATTGAGGCTCTTTCCATTGACCATATCAATGGTGGTGGAGATAGAGAAAGAAGACTGTTGGTTGGGAGAAGAGGGGGCGGAGTCAATTTCTATTGGAAATTGAAACAACGTGGGTATCCAAAGGGATACCAAATCTTATGTATGAATTGTCAATTCATCAAAAGTTATAGGGTGAACGGCTCTTGATTGAAGTCAAATGGAGATGCACGAGTTGTGGCATCATCATCATAGAGAAGACCAGAGACGCAGATGAAGAGACTAAGAAGCATCTGCTCGTCTGTGAAGGACAAGGATTTCACCTAGAATCGTGAGACTATGGTTAGCGAATATGACGTAATCTTCCACACCATTACACCTGAGATGAGGCTAGAGGCCAGACCATTAGCCAGCCGACTGGCCGAACTTAACCATCACCAACCCATAGCCGAAGACACTCCACTAGGCGCGGCTATGTCTCAGATAGATATGGCTAAGTATCTAGGCGCAGTCCACGTTGATGTTCCAGACTACGATATGACTCTAGGCAAAGGCACTATCGACAACAAGAACATCACCACCACAGTTGGCCGAGTCCTTCCTCACTATGATGCCCAAGTCTTCAGTTATAACCCTGACCAGAAGTGCGAGTTCTACACCTTTAGCAGAGTGCGGAAGTTAGTGCCACAAGAAGAGTTGGTCGGCATCTTCCTCATAGGTTGGATTTCCAAGGCCGACTTCCAGACCCTAAGGCATCACTACAACGAAGGAGAAGTGCGGAATGATAACACTCACTACAAGTATACTTGTAAAGGCGGGACTGATGTAGTGCTAGTTCAAGTCCTTCACCCGTTGATTGAGTTGAAGAGAACACTTATTAACACGGAAGGACAGGGGTAAGGATATGAGCAAACTCTTCGGGTTGATAGGGCTTGGCTTCTTGGCCCTCGTTGGAGCATTCGACTGGTGGGTATGGTTCAACCTTCTTACTTCTGGATTTGTCGAATGCTCTGGACATATGGGCGCACTCATAGGTTTCACTCTTTTAGCGATTATCTCTATTCCAGCGACCATCTTTGGCTTCATAACTGGTCTGTCGATTATGGTGGCTGACTAATGCCAGAAGACCATCCAGACGAAGGATACTCGGACATCCTAAAGGAACTAGACAAAGAAGAGAAGGACAGGAAACTCCGTATGAAGATAAGAAGGGGTGAAGACTTAGGGCCGGCCATGTGTGTGACTCCCTTCGCTGTCGCTCCTACACAAGAGGAAGACATTGCAGAAGACAAAGCGTTCCAAGAGTTCATGAAGGGATACACTAGAGACGTTCACATGATGGCAAAGGTCTTGTCGGCATTAGCCAAAGCGATGGACAAATATCCTCACCTAAGACTAGGGCAGTTGCTCTATGTCGTCATACAGAACCTAGACTCGAAGAATGGGAAGATAGGAGACGAGTTGTCTTACATGAGGAACTTCCATCTGAGGCTCTTCAACATCTATGACGAAGAAGTCATAAGGGCGATTGAAGCGTTTGACTGAACACTGCAAGTGGTGTGCAAACGACATCGTGAAAGAGGACAATAGCCTAGAGGTAAGAGAGTTCCACACTAGCGGTAAGACTTGCTACTACTTCTGTGACTACGATTGTCTGGTGTTCTGGGCAAAAGCCAATTGCAAAACAAACATCATTGGTGTGTTGAATGAGTCATGAACCGTCACATCTCAATCTCTCTACCAGTATCTACGTTGATGGTAGACTCGCGGCAGAAGTCACCAAAGAAGACAAGCCCCTCTTCATTGAAGCCTACACCAAACTCTTTCCCACGGCCACCATTGAGGCATTTACCGTGCTACAATTGGTTAAGAGAAAGAAGGCCGAAAGGGAAGCACAGGAAGCCACACAAGAAGGAGTGGACGTAGAATGATTGGAAGATGCGACTGTTGCGATTTGGAAGGGTGCGTATGCGAAGATTGTCTCTATTGTGGTGGAGAAGAGGAAGAAGTGATTGTCACCAATACCGCAGAAGGTAGAGATGAACGTTGGGAAGCAGAGAACAAGGCCATAAAAGAGAGGAACTTCTCTAAATGAAAACCAGTAGAGTGAAGAAACTCAAAGGCCGGATAGAGTTCGGTTGTGAATCTGGAGAATATCCTTTTTCAAGAGAACAGATGGAGAAATTGGCCAAGGACTTCGTAGGCAAGTCCGTTACCATCTATACCAAAGACGACTTCAAGGGAGAGAGAAAGGTAGTGGGCAAGGTCATTGAAGCCCATGTTGTCGGAGTATCTTGGCTCCAAGACCATATAGACTATGAGGTCGAGGTAGCATGAGAACCTCTACCAAGTTTTTGGTAGTCGCAATAGTAATGGGTCTTCTTGACATCCTTTCAAATTCCCCTCTCCTTCTTATAGTGTCAACCGTAATGCTCTATGGGTTTTTCTACTACAGCGGCAAAGAGGTAACAAAGAAAGAGGTAACGGATACCATTGACAAGACCCTGTTGCAGATGAACAGCAACTTGAAGTGCGACCTCTGCGACCAGACTCTACACCTGACAGAACTGGAAGGGAAGTGGGCGTGTGACAGTTGCATCATAAAGAATTGGGCGAAGCACTGTCCAGTGTGTGGAAAGGATATGCCACTCGCTGACACCAAAATGAGGGTAGACCACATAGCCGAGCATGAGAGAAGGGGAGAACTATAAGTGAGAGAGACCAACATAGAGTATAGTTGTAAGAAATGTGGCAAACAATTCAGACTATTCTCTGACGATGGTATGGGAGACCAGACAATCTGTTGGAACTACTGTCCTCATTGTGGGGCAAGGAACGACATTTGGATACGATTCCTCAACGAGAAACAGTTGAAAGATGTGCCTCTAGGCATTAGCCCTCTCCCGTCAGGAACCAAGAAGGGGCAACTATAGGCATGAATCCTTATAAGCCTCGCAAGCAAGAAGTAAACTATGGACAGTCTCGGTATATGGTGGGGCTTCAAGTGGAAGATAGCGGTGGCCGCAATTCTCATCCTTCTAATCATAGCCATACTTCCTCTCTTCTCATGGTGAAATAGACATGAGCGAACTTCAAAGATACACAATACTGATTTTTCTGATGCTACTCGCCATAGCCGTCATCATTGTGGTGGGGAACATCTACTCTTGAGCCTAGCCAAGTTCGATATGACATCGCCCAAGCCTAAGCCAGTA